ATAACGATGAGAAAGAAGTTTTAGAGGAAATAAAAGAGGTTTTTAATAAATTAAAGTTACAAATAAAAAGCAAACATGGACACAACTACGATTTTAAATAATTCATCCAATATTTATGGGGTAGAATATGACTACGACAACTCCAAAAATACCTTAGATTTGAATAACAAGCTTTTCTGCACTTTTACTACTCTAGAAGATTTAGACGATTTAGTTGCTGACTTACAATCTAAGTATACTATCATGTATAATAAGATGTTTGTGTTACACGTTAAAAGTAACGGCGAATACGTTGTCACATACAACGTAGAACAAGGCAACATCTCGTCCATCCCCGATAATACCATTTTGGTTCACCGCAAGAAGGATTCAAATACCCTATACACGATTAACGCTCTCAATGAATTGATTAAGCGTTTGAATGGTGGTGTAGTAGACCCACGTTTCAGGATTGATTGGAAGCATTATAAGAACACAATTCTATTGACACAACAAAACGAATTGAAAGAATTAAAGACAAAAATTCACACAATTATTGAATTGTAATTTGGCTCCCCAAAATTAGTTTCGTATATTTAGGTTGTAAACAAAAATAAATAGTTATATTATGGATTTAGACGTAATCAAGCAGCGCCTGGAGGCCCTGCAAAAACCCGCCTCCAACAATTCAAACAATGGTAAATCATTGTTTTGGAAACCCTCAGTAGGTAAACAAACGGTTCGTATTATGCCGTCAAAGTTTAACCAAGCATCACCATTTAGTGAGCTTTATTTCCATTATGGAATAGGCAAACCGGTAATGATTTCACCTGTCAATTTTAATGAAAAAGACCCATTAGTTGAATTCGCTAAGAAGCTTCGTCAAACCGACCAACCCGAAAACTGGAAGTTAGCTAAAAAACTCGAACCAAAAGTTCGCTATTTTGCTCCTGTTATCGTTCGTGGTATGGAGGATGAAGGTGTTAAGATTTGGCAGTTCGGTAAGGAATTGTATTCTACTTTCCTTCAGTTAGCTATGGATGATGAAGTTGGTGATTACACTGATATTAATCAAGGTCGCGATGTTAAATTAAATACTGAAGGTCCTGAAATGACTGGGACTAAGTATAATCGCACTACAGCATCACCTTCAATGAAAAGTGCTCCTGCTGGGGATGCTAGCCAAATTGAATTATGGTTAGAAAATCAAGTTGACCCTCAAGGTGTATTTAAGAAAATTCCTTATGAGGAAATGAAAGAAGCACTTGAATCATGGTTAACTCCTGAAGATGCTATTCAAGAAGGTGATATCATCGATGATGAAAAAGACAGTGACACACCCAAAACTAACTATTCAGTTAATACTTCAGTCCAGAACGTAAAGCAGAACAAACTTGATAAGTTTGATAGCTTGTTTGACGGAGAAGATGATGGGTTGCCCTTCTAATTATGGCTAGAAAAGCAAGTAAATCATTAACCGCAGCTGTATCAGCTGAGATTAAGTCAAACTTTGATTTAGGGAGTTTTAAAAACAAAAAAGGTCTAACTGGCTCTGTTAAATTTAAAGAACAGCAGTGGATTCCCCTATCACCAGCTTTCCAGTCAGTAACATCTGTGCCCGGCCTTCCAGCTGGTCACATTTGTTTGCTTCGAGGTCATAGTGATACAGGTAAAACTACTGCGCTTATTGAAGCTGCAGTTTCTTGTCAAAAGGCAGGAATTCTACCTGTATTCATTGTAACTGAGATGAAATGGAACTGGGAACACGCCACTCAAATGGGTCTTGAAATTGAAGAGGTTTGGGATGAAGAAACCGGTGAATTAGTAGATTATAAAGGATTCTTTATTTATGCTGACCGCGAATCTATCCACACAATTGAAGACGTAGCAGCATTTGTCCTTGATTTGCTTGATGAGCAAAAGAAAGGTAATCTGCCTTATGATTTGTGTTTCTTCTGGGATTCAATTGGTTCAATTCCTTGTGAGTTATCTGTTAGATCTAACAAGAACAACAATGAGTGGAATGCTGGCGCAATGTCAACCCAATTTGGTAATAGTGTTAATCAGTTAATTACATTGTCTCGTAAAGAATCTTCTCCTTACACTAATACCTTGGTTTGTGTTAATAAGGTTTGGACTGCTAAGCCTGATAACCCAATGGGTAAACCCAAGTTAATGAATAAGGGTGGCTTCGCAATGTGGTTTGATGCTACATTTGTAGTAACATTTGGTAATATTGCTAATGCTGGAACATCTAAGATTAAAGCGATTAAAGATGGCAAGCAGGTTGAATTTGCCAAACGAACCAATCTTCAGGTTGACAAAAATCACATCAATGGTATTACAACCAGAGGTAGGATTATTATGACACCTCATGGATTTATTATTGATGATGATAAGGATCTAAAGAAATACAAAGATGATCATACTAAAGAATGGAGTAAAATCCTAGGTGGTGGTGATTTTAAAATTGTAGAAGAATCGGATTCGATTGAACCCACGGACGCACACGTCCAAGAACCAGAATAAACTTATGGTACATAACAATTTGTTAGAGCTCCTCAACAACATGGATGAGGTTAATGACACGCCATCCTCCAAACATGACAGAGTACTGCTCATCGATGGTCTAAATCTCTTTTTCAGGAACTTTGCTATGCTCAATATCGTAAATGAGAATGGAGTTCATGTAGGTGGATTAGGTGGATTTCTTCGTTCGTTGGGGACTCTAATAAATGTTATTGAACCTACTTCAATGTATATTATATTTGATGGAGAAAACTCTTCAATGAATAGAAAAAATATCCTTTCAGAGTATAAGGCAGGTCGCCATATTTCTCGAATTACCAACTGGGAAATTTTTAATGACGTTGAAGATGAACACGATGCCAAACTAGATCAAATAGTAAGGTTAATCGATTATCTCAAGTGTCTCCCGGTTCATGTCGCAGCACTCGATAAGGTGGAGGCCGACGATATTATCGCGCATTTGGCGACGACTATCACCCAAGATAATGACGACTCCCGTGCGTTTATTGTATCGAGTGATAAAGATTTCATTCAGTTGGTAAGTGACCAAATTACTGTGTATCGTCCCATTGAAAAGGACTTCTATACTAGAGATACTATTGTTGAAAAATTTGGAGTATTACCTGAAAACTTTATTTTATATAAAGTCCTAATGGGTGACGCTTCAGATAAAGTCCCAGGTATTAAAGGTTTAGGTGTTAAAAAACTGATGAAATTCTTCCCTGAATTAAATGAACGTATTTTAACCTTAGATGATTTAATTGAAATTTCTACTAGGAAATACAAAGAACATGTTATATATTCGAGGGTTGTGTTTGAAGAAAAAAATCTAAGGAAAAATTATAAAATTATGGATTTACATAATCCTATGATGGATGACTTAGAAAAAGAATATGTAGAAGGTTTGGTAGAAATGGATCCACCCACACTTAACCAAAAACCTTTCCTCAAATTCTACCAAGAAGACGGTTTACGCCACCTTATCAAAAACGTAGATTTTTGGATTACTAACCAGTGGAAAACCTTAAATAGTTTTGTAGATGACTCTAAGTGAATTAAATAAATATGGCCCAGCGTTTCAAGTAAAAGTGATTCATTCACTTCTGGAACGTAAAGAATTCCTAACTAACATATACGATATTTTAGATTCATCGTATTTTGATAATCAGGCACACAAATGGATTATTGATAATATCCTTAAATACTACCACGAATACCATACTACACCAACTCCAGAAGTATTAAAGTCGGAGTATGAAAAGGTAACTAATGATGTCTTAAAAGTTTCTATTAGAGAACAGCTTAGAGATGCCTATAAAACCGTAGCTACAGATTCTGAATATATTGAATCTGAATTTGCTTCCTTTTGTAAAAACCAACAACTAAAAAAAGCCCTACTCAATAGCGTCGATTTATTAAAAGCTGAGGATTATGATTCCATCAGAGGTTTAATTGACAACGCCCTTAAAGCGGGTATGGATAAAAATATAGGCCATGAATATCTTAAAGACATTGAAACACGTTACCGCCAAGAGCAACGAATTACTATTCCAACTCCTTGGAAGGAATTCAATGACATCCTTCAGGGGGGTCTCGGAAATGGAGATTTTGGCCTTATATTTGGGGGTCCAGGAGCT